GAATTAGATAAAATTGTTGCTATGATGCAACAAAATGAAAGAGATTTTAATTATACTATCCAAGCTAAATCAAGTACATCAACTGCTTACGGTTTAACATTCCCTGAATTAGTAGCGAATAAAATATTATCCGTTAATTCTTCTGGTAATGCTTTAGAGTTTAGTCAATCAATTACTGATGTATCAACTGTAGCTGGAATTGCTAGTGATATAACGACAGTTAGTGGTATAGCTTCCAATGTAACGACTGTGGCTGGAATAGCCGCAAATGTAACTGCTGTAGCTGGAGATGCTGCAGACATAGGAGCTGTTGCTGGAAAAGCTACTGAGATTGGAAGATTAGGTACTTCTGATGCTGTTGCAGATTTAGCAATACTGGGTACTTCGGCAATCGTAACCGATATGGATTTATTGGCAACTTCTGCCAATGTAACTGCTATGGGGCATTTAGGTACTTCGGCTAATGTTACTGCTATGGGATTACTAGGCACAAGTGCTGTTGTAACCGATATGGGTTTATTAGGTACTGCTGATGTTGTTGCTGATATGGCTCTCCTTGCAGATTCTGATGTAATATCTGATATGAATACTCTTGCAACAAGTGATATTGTAAGCGATCTTAATACTCTTGCTACAAGCGATATAGTTTCAGATTTAAATACTTTAGCAACTTCTGACATAGTTTCTGATATTAACCTTTTAGCTACTTCGGACATTGTTTCCGACCTTAATACTCTTGCCACTAGCGATATTGTTACTGACATTAATTTACTAGCAACAAGTGATATAGTTTCCGACCTCAATACTTTGGCAACCTCTGATATTGTATCAGACCTTAATACTTTAGCGACAAGTGATGTTGTTGCTGATTTAAGTACAGTTGCCGATAATATTGCTGGAGTAAATAGTTTTGCCGATAGATATAGAGTAGCAAGTTCAGCTCCATCTAGTTCTTTAGATGAAGGTGATCTTTACTATAATACTTCTGCTAATTCTTTAAATTATTATAATGGTAGCTCATGGGCAGCCATAACTACTGATACTGATGTTAAAACTTTAGTTAGTTCTAACGATACTACTGCTGGTTATTTAAATGGTAAATTAGTCGCTGGAGATAATGTGACATTTACAGAAAACAATAATGGTAGTAATGAAACTTTGACTATAGCAGCAACTGACAATAGTGTTAGTATGGCAATAGCACTCGGATAGGAAGGAGAATATGGCTAATACATTTAAAACTGTAACTTTTGCGGCAGAACCAGCTTCGGCTGGAACACCTTATGTTATGTATACTGTAGCTGGTAGTACCACTACTGTAATTCTCGGTTTGCGTGTAACAAATATCCATACTACTTCTGTAACTGTTGAAGTAGAATTGGTTAGTGATACAGCAAATCGTGGTGGAGCAAACAATGTAACAAATGGTACTGCGTTTCTAGCTAAAGATGTTGTTATCCCAGCAAAATCCAGTTTGGAAATTTTGGCGGGAAGCAAGATCGTAATGGAAACTACTGATGTACTTAAGATAGATTGTTCAGTAGCAGATAAAGTTTCAGGCACATTATCAGTTATGGAGATTACTTAATAGCTTATGACATATGTGGGGCAACAACCAGCTACTACTTTTGATAGTGGTATTCAAGATAGATTTACTGGTCTAACGACTAATACAGTAACTCTTAACCATGAAATTTCTGCTGAAGAAGATATACTCGTTGTATGGAATAATATCGTACAAGATAAAAATTCTTATTCGGTAGGTGGTACTGGAAATAAAACTGTTACATTAGGTGGCACATTAGTTTCAGGAGATGTCGTAACTGTGTATTACTTAAATAAAGTAATGCAATCAGTTAATCCAACTGCTGGTAGTGTAGGTATAACAGAATTAAATTTTTCTGATGGCTCTAATGGTCAAGCTTTAACTACTAATGGAAGTGGTACTTTATCTTTTGCTACTGTTAGTGCTGATGCAGATAATTATTTTGCAAGTTCTGGTTTATCTTCAAAAGATTTAGGAAGTGGACTTCATATTAAGACTGCTGATAGTGGAACATCAAGTACCTCAGCAATACAAGAAAGTGATGAATTAATTTTAGAAGGAACAGCAGAAGTTGGTATGGGTATTATTTCTTCTACAAGTGGCTCTGGTAGTATTTATTTTAGTGATAGTGGAGCAAGTAATGGAAGAATAGTTTATTATCATGGAGATGACTCTTTTAGATTTGTTACTTCTGGTGGTGAAGGACTGCGAATTACAAGTAATAAATCAATAGCTTTGGGAACAAGTTGGGATACTTGGTATCGTACACAAATAAGATTTAATGGTAATGCTGGTGGTGGTATAGTTTTAGATAATTCTGAAACTGATACTAATGGAACAGCTTATATTTATTTTAAACAAGGTAATGCTACTATTGGAAGTATCAATAGAAATGGAACAACGAGTGCAGTATCTTATAATACAAGTTCAGATTATAGATTAAAAGAAGCAATTACGGATAAAACAGATGGAATAGAAAAAATAAAATTATTAAAACCTAGAAAGTTTAAATGGAAGTCTGACCCTTCAAATCAAATTGTAGATGGTTTTATTGCTCATGAAGTATCTGATATTGTTCCAGAAGCTATTACTGGCGAAAAAGATGCCATGATACCAGAGATTTTATATACTGCTGATGATGAATTACCAGATGGTAAAAGTATTGGAGATGTAAAAGAAGCAACTAAAATTAATCCTCAACAAATTGACCAAGCAAAATTAGTTCCTCTTTTAACTTCAGCATTAAAAGAAGCAATAACAAAAATAGAAACCCTTGAAGCAAGAGTTAAAACATTGGAGGATGCATAATGGCTTTTAGTAAAATAGCGGCAGAAAATTTAGGTGGCTCTACACTTCCAGCTTTAGCTGGTGGTAGTTTAACTGGAATTGCTGGTATAGATGGTGTTCAAGTTTGGAATATGACAACTGCTTTTCAAGGAGCTGGATCTCCAAATTGGGGAGATATAATTGCTAACTGGTCAAGTTCAGCTCCAACTAATGGTAATGGTGCACCATTAGTAGGCACAGCTCCAGTTACTCAAAGCTCTGGTATATTTACTTTTACCTCTACAGGTTTTTATCTTGTTCAATTTATTTGTTCTGTTTCAGATAATACTGGAGCAGATAAAGATATATTTGGAACTATTAAATTAACTAAAAATAATAGTACATATAATTTAGCAGCAAGGTCTGGAATGTCTTTAACAGAAGCATCTACCTATCGTTCTGCTACTGCAACGATTTTATTAGATATAACAGATACCTCAAATCAAAAAGTTAAATTTGCAGCAGATGGTATTGAAACCTCAACTTATTGTTATGGACATGGAGATTATCAGCATACTTATGCCTTGTTTTGGAGATTAGGAGATACGTAATGGCACATAAAAGTGGAATAGAGATAGATTTAATGATGTATTTAGCTTCCCTTCATCAAGGTCAATGGTTTGGTTTTGATAATAGTGGCAATAGAGAATACGAAAATGTTGTAATACATGATGATACAAAATCTTTACCAACTAAAGCTGAATGTGAAGCTGGTATTATACAAATGAAAAAAGATTGGAATGTAGAATGACATATGTAGGTGCTACTCCAACAACTGGAGATTTTAAAATTTTGGACTCGATTACAACTTCGAGTGCAACCACATTTAATTTAAGACAAGGGGGTGTTGCTGTATATCCTCAATCAGCTAATCATTGTCTTGTAGTTTTAAATGGAGTTTTACAAACTGCTGGTAGCAGTTTCAACATTGTAAATGACACAATAGTTTTTGCAAGTTCATTAGCATCAAGTGATGTAATAAATCAAATCCTAGTATTAGGTAATGTTAATGATATTGGTACTCCTAGTGATGACACAGTATCAACTGCAAAACTACAAGCAAATTCTGTAACTGCTGCTAAATTTAATGCTGATGTTATTTCTGGTCAAACAGAATTAGCAACAACTCCAGCAGACACAGACGAGCTTTTGCTTTCAGATGCTGGGGTTATAAAAAGAATAGATTATTCTCATTTAAAATCTGGTGGCTTAGTTCTTGTACATTCTTCTAATTCATCAAGTTCAGCTACTTCTGTTTCATTTGATAATATATTTACAACTACTTATGACAATTACATTATATCTGGAACATTTGAAAGAGATGATGATGCTGGAACATATACGAGATTATTAAAATCTTCTGATGGAAGCGAAAGGTCAAGCAGTTATTATATGACTGATTTCAGTACAAATACAGATGATACTACACCAGATTATTCTAATAGTAATGGTGCTTCTACTTTTTATATTGGTAGAGGTTCTGGTAGTGATGTTGGTTTAGATACTTGGTTTAAATGGTTTATTAAAAATCCAATGGGTTCATCAATTACTTATTTGGATGGTATACTTTATGGTTATCATGATAGTCGTAATAATCATTCATCACATAATCTAATGGGTCATAATGATACAGAAGAACAACATAGAGGCTTTAAACTTGTTGCTAATAGTAATAATATTACTGCTTACAACATTAAAGTGTGGGGGTTAATTAATTCATAATGAAAAAGATAATTAATGGCGAAGTTTTTGAAATGACTGATGAAGAAATATCACTTCATAATATCGCTAAAGAAGAAAATAAAAATTTTGATGATAAAATTAAAGCAGTTCGTGCCAATAAAGAAAGTGCAATTACAAAATTTATTGGATTGGGTTTAACTGCTGATGAATGTAAAGCTTTATTTAAAGTAACAAAGGCAAAGGAATAGATTAATGGCTTTAGTTAAATTAAATATTGCAAGAGGAGTTACAGGTACTTTGCCTAGTGCCAACTTTAGTGGTGGTAAGATTGGACAAGTGCAATATGCAGAATTTGATACTGTAACAGAAGTTACAAGTACAGGCTCTCAAACTGCAACTTATTTAACTGACCAAATAACACCAACTGCAACAAGTAGTAAAATTGAAGTTACTATGCATTTTACATATCAATTTTCTTCACTAGACCCAGATGGAAGGTATCAAGGAAATTGGAGAATATTTAGACAAATAAATGGTGGTGGTTATTCTGGTGTGTATCCAGAAAATAATAATACCAATATGGCTTATGGTTATGATGAACAAGACAGTACATTTTTTCAAAATAATATGACTTTACAGTTCATAGACGCACCCTCAACAACTAATGCTGTAGATTATAAATTATATATTACCTTAGATGAAGGAAACTCATTTGCTGTTGGTCAAAGTCAAAAAAGCCAAGTTATTTTAAAGGAAATTTTATCATGATTAATCCTAACTGTCCTGTGTGTGGTTGCGATAAAGACAAGTGTACTTGTGATGACTATTGTGAATCCTGTGGAGCTTAAATGTTCGACTGGTTGGATAAAACTATAATAGCAGTAGCTATCCTCTCTCTCTTAATATTTTTATTATTAGTGGTGTGGTAGAAAAACCTTACCCTCAAACTGCAACTGTCATAAGCGATAAATCGGCTGTAGCTATGCCGATTAAAAATTTAATTGGTATTATAGGAAGTGTCGCTGTTGGGGTGTATGCGTATTTTGGGATCATGGAGCGTATCTCAAACTTAGAAACAAATTATAAACTAATTGCTACTGACATTGAGAAGAATATAGAGTTTAGGATTAAATGGCCTAGAGGAGAGTTAGGTTCTTTACCAGCAGATAGTGAACAATTTATGTTGATAGAGCATATGGCTGGAATTTTAGATAAGATTGAGAAACAAATGGAAGATATGAAATTTAATCAAGTTAATATTAAAAGATTACAAGAGGATGTGAAAGAAGCTAGAGATAATATAGAGAAACTAAAGGATAAGGTGAGGCAAAATGGAAGTCATTAGTATTATAGTAATGTTTATATTTGGTAATATGAATGATACTGAAGATAGACTAACGCAATATGTTCCAATGGAATCTTTATCTTCATGTATGAAAGAAGTACGATTATTAAAAAGAGATAAGAAATTTCAGAAAGATGCTTTCTGTTCTCCATCATTAGTGGAAATGAAAGATGGAGTAGTTGTTACTCTCCATAGCGAATTACCTGAAGGAGCAGTAATGGTAGATAAAGAAGTATCTAAACAAGCATTAAAAGAATGGACATTAAAAGCGAAAGAAAAATGGGAAAAATCAAAAGATTAATGTTTAGTTATGTAATATTAATGGCAGCCAATATGTATGGTTGTTCTATATATGATGGTATGTCTATGAAACCTCATAAGACTACTATATCTACAACAACAAGTATGACTGATATTGATAAAGGAGATAGCGATAAAGACCAAGAAAAAAGTTCTCTTGGTTTAACTGTTAAACAAGAATTTATATGGAGAGATAAATGAATGGTATGAAATTTAATGCTGCATTAATTTTTGCTATACTCTTACAAGCAGTAGCTTTGGTATGGTATGTTTCA